ATCATAATAATATATTATGATTATGATTTAATTGTGACAAGGGGGAATTATTCCCCCTTATCTTTTTAGTTTATTGTTGTTGTTCGTCTTGCCATTTAATAGACTTCATAGCTTTAGCACAGCAAGTTAAGATTGCTTTTTTATCCTCCTTGATATGCTTAATCCAAGAGTTCAAGTATGTTGCATGATTTTCATGCATTACTGTTTCAATGCCTAGTATTTGACATTGTAAACCCGAAGTTATTTCTGCATAGAGTTCTTCAAGTGCATAAGATTTCATGTCAATATCAAGTCTAGATTTATGACAAACAGCGTGAGCAATCTCATGCAACAGAGTGCTATAATATGTTTCTGTTTCTGTTGATGCATCTACTTTTAGAAAGTCCTCTTTAGCTGTCATATTTATAAAGTCCTCACTAGGCTTATAATAGCATTGACCATTGCCATTGTGCCTTATGTCTAGCTTTAGATTGTCAACATATTTGTCTATATGTTTCATTGCTTTAACTTTATTGATTGCAGGTTTTTTTATAACATCTCTTTTCAAAGTTGTTTGGTCAAGGTTAAAGACTGTGAAAAATCGCATCATAGGTATGTTTTTGTCTTCGTCTGTTTGTGCATCTTTTACAGTTATTTGTTTATATAATACAATTGATGTACCTTTCTCTCCTTTGTTAACCATGCCTTTCATTTTCTGTATTTGTTTGAAGGTTGCCCATTCATTAGATTGATAACCCTTGTCATTTTGGGTGCAATTTAATATCCATATATTAATGCCGTTGTATGTATTTTTAGCATGAGCATTGAACGGCAACATACCACTTGAATTTGATATGAAAGGTTTTAACCATGATCTGCCCTTTGCTTTGCTCATTGCGTCTATGAATTTATTGTTTATTTCTTCAAGTTTTAAATCGTTTATATTCATTGTTATATCCATTTAAAAGAATTGATAAGGGCTAATAATTACCCCTTATTTATTGTATTTTGTTATTAGATTATTGATGTATTCGTTGAACTCTTTCCATTGTGAAGAAGTTTTATATGTTATTGGTATATGTGAATTAAATATCTCTTGAATTAATTCGTTAAAATCTCCATTACTTGCTATTATACCGTCAGTATTTAAAATATATCTCACTAGTGCTTGAGCAATACCTTCAAGTTTTTTATCCATGTTTATATCCATTGAAAATAATTGATAAGGGCTAATTGTTAGCCCTTATTTAGTTGATAAAGTATTATTAAATTTCTTTGTTAGTCATAGGAAACCATTGATTGTCTTCAATCGTAAATCTTATTTTCTCAAGTTTCGCTTTGTAATTTTCTAATATAGAAATTTCATTGTAATGTTTTGACAATTCAAGCAGAACTTGTTCCGTTTTTTCAATTATATCGTTTCTGTCATCAATCATATCTTGAAGTTTATTATCTACAGTCATTGTTATATCCCTTTGTTGATTGTGTTGAGGTGGTAAGCAATCAGCTAAAAAGCTGATTGATATCGGTAAGATGTAGGCGTAGCGTTGCTAGGGTGGTGGGGGGATCTCTGAGAAACTTCAAAGCCTTATCTTATGCCAAGAGCGAATATTTCAAGCCCTTTTTCTCAGCCCAAACTTTTGATATAAAAGTTATAAAATCCTTTTTAATAATTATTTAATACAATTAGTAGACGGCTTATGTCAATCTTTATTACAATTAAATTCATTAAGTTGTGGATAACTTGGAACAAAACAAGAACGGAATTTATATAGGGTTGGGTGGGTTACTATCAGATATATTAAGGCTAGTGGATTTGATACATATAGAACAAAGCAGGAACATTTTTGAGGGTTAATAGTGGAATTTCTAGGGGTTTTCCTGCCATAAAATTGTGGCACAAATAAGGCGTAGATTCTGGGGGGTGGTACGATTATTAAGACCCCCACCAAGAAAAAAAAGATCGCTGATATTATATATACGAGACCTCAAAAAATTTTAGCAATATTTTAGCCTTAATTGATTTTTCGGGGGCAGACCTTAAATTAAATGTGCCCCTCGACCCAGCTTTGCAGCTTTGCACCCTTGCAAAAGTAATAGGAAAAAGAAGGATGGGACGCTATGTTTGTCAAAGCTTTATAACTCTTGAGTATCCCATCCTTTACAGGAGACGTACTACACGAGGTAGCACATAATTATTATACCTCAACGCATCTTGTAAAACAACCCCTAACCTGTTATACTACAATCTATGCCAAAAGATGCTAAAATTAAAGTACCAGGCTCTAGCGTATTATTAACACCACGTCAAGAGTTATTTTGCCACGAGTTCTTAAAAGATCTTAATGCAGTTGGTGCAGCAATTCGTGCTGGCTATTCAAAGAATAATGCCAGTAAGAATGCGTACATGCTAACTAAAGATAAAAATATTTCAGAACGACTTGCAGAACTAAAAGCTGAACAGACAAAGCGTACTAAAATTGAAGCGGACGATATATTACGCCGCCTAGTACGTATCTCCGAAAAAACTGAACAAGAAGGAGATTACAACGCGGCTATCCGCTCTTTAGAACTATTAGGTAAACATCAGGCAATGTGGACAGATAAATCAATTAACGAGACAACAGTCAAAAATGCGTTTGCTACGGGCAACTCCGAAGAGGACATGCAGAGAGACATAGACCGCCTCAAGAAGATTGCTGCCCCTAAACTTAAACTAGTAGAAAACGAATAAGGAATCATTATGGCAACAATAGCAGAACAAAGAAGAAAAGCAAGATTAGCAGGTAAACCTGTAGATTTAGATTCAGATAGAAATAGAGACAGAAAAAAACAACCATCTGATAAAAAACAAGGTGCAGATCTTCGTGAAACTACTGTAGCAAAATCAGAAGCAGCAACAAAAAAATTAAATAAAGAAGGCAGAAAAGGTTTTAAACCTGCGGCAAATTTATCAGATTATTCAAGCCAGTTAAAAGCATTATTATCTAATAAAGATAACCTTGTAGGAATTGACAGCGGAGATGGTAGAAATAAATACCAAGTCCAAATTAACAAATTAAAAAAACGAATGAAGGCTGAAGGATTAAAATTTAGTTCTTTGTTACGAGACGTAAAGAAACAAGAAAAAGCAGGAACATTTGATAGAGGTGCTGAAGGTAAAGCTAAAAATAAACTTCGTGCTAAAATGCAATCAGAAAAAATTGGTGGAAGGTAGATAGTGTCAGAAGCTAATCGCAGAGACTATACAGATCCAAAAAAAGCTGCTACAGACTTATTTAAAGTAGGAGTAGGCAAGTTAGTAGACACAGGATTAAAAAAAATTCCTGGTTACACTAAATTAAAAGAGAAAATAGACAGCTCGGGTTTTTCACTATCTGCAGACAAAGATTCAGTTGGAATCACTTTTAAAAAAACATTCGGTAAAAAGAAAAAGAAGAAGAAAAAATATGACTAAAATTAAAGTCACAGGAGATATAAGTATGGTATTAATACCGTTATTAAATGAATACGATCCATCACTACCACTAACTGACCCTTACTCTCAGTTAGCTTTATGGGGTGGAACACCGTATGTCATCAAGCAGTGAAGATAGGGACGCAGCTACAAGGCTAGCAATATATCAATCAAGAGATGATCTATTAGCATTTATTATGCTAATGAATCCTAGTTTTAGTGTAGGCCCACATCACAGAGTTTTATGCGATCAATTGATGCGCATTGAGAATAATGAGATAGATCGTCTTATGATCTTTATCTCACCACGTTCTAGTAAATCATTAATTTCATCCACATACTTTCCAGCTTGGGTATTAGGACGTAATCCGTATTGGCAAGAAATTGCCGTATCACATAGTGATGACTTAGCTACAAGGTTTGGTCGTGCTATTCGTGATATCATAAATACAGATGCATATCAATCTATATTTCCAAAAGTTAATATTCGTAAAGACAACCGTGCGGCAAACTCATGGGCACTAGAACATGAGAAGAAACAGGCAGGTTCATTCCTTGCAGCTGGTTCAGGCTCAGGTATTGCAGGTTTTGGTGCCCACCTGGCGATCATAGATGATCCTATATCAGAGCAAGATGCCTTTTCTAAAACAAGAAGAGACAGTTTAAACGCATGGTATGCGTCTGGTTTACGTACAAGACTTATGCCTGGCGGTAAAGTTGTTATAGTTATGACTCGTTGGCATGAAGATGACCTAGCGGGGCACTTACTAAAGTTAGAAGATAACTCACCTATGTCAGATAAGTGGGAAGTGGTCAGTATACCTGCCCTAAATACAACCGAATCTCTAGAAAAACTAGAAAGAGGACGCGAAAAACTCATAGAACAAGGATATTTGTCCCAAGATTTTACTACTTTACAACTTGGAGAGTCATTTTGGCCTGCATCTGACCTAAAAAACGGTTTTTGTTGGACAACTGAAGACATAATTAGAACTAAAAACAATACTCCTTCCTTTAAATTTGATGCATTATATGGACAATCACCATCTTCGGAGTCTGGAAACATAATTAAGATAGAATATTGGCAAGATTGGTCAAAAGATGAGCCACCTGATTGTGATTATATTATACAATCGTGGGATACGGCATTTTCTACAAGAACTACCGCAGATTACTCTGCTATTACTACGTGGGGTGTGTTCTCCGATGGTATATCTCCTCCAAATCTAATATTATTAGGTGCAGAACGAGGTAGATGGGATTATCCTACTCTTAGACAAAAAGCTGTAGATAAATGGACAGAGCATAAAGCAGATTCTATTTTAATTGAGAAAAAAGCTTCAGGGCAATCATTAATACAAGATTTGCGGTTAGCGGGTTTACCTATTTTTGAATTTAATCCTGATAAAGATAAAGTTACAAGAGCTTATACTATAACAGGTTTATTTCATAACAAAAGAATATATGCTCCGTTTAAAAAAGATTGGGCTATGGATGTCATAGACGAAGCAAGAGCGTTTCCGACAGGTAGTCATGATGATTATATGGATACAATTTCACAAGCATTGTTATGGATGCGCAACGGAGGATATATTTCCAATAGTGCGGATACATGGCTTGACAGCAATGAAGAAAACATATATAATAGACAACGCAAACGTTACTACTAACAGGCGACAATAAGGATACATATGGCCGTTGAAAAAAGAATACAATTAGAAGATGAAATTGGGGTAGAATTACCTGAAGATGGTGTAATGGATTCTGACATGGAAGTTACAATAGAAGATCAACAAGAGATAGACGCAGCTGAAGCTATGGGCATGTTGCCTGATGAAGAAGGCGGAATGGAATTAGACGTAGAAGATCATGAAGCTAATTTAGCTGACGCATTAGATGAACAACAATTAAATGACGTTGCAATGGAGTTGTCTGAAGCATTTGACAATGATAAAGACTCAAGACAAGATTATGACAGCATTGCAGAAGATGGTGTTACACTATTAGGTTTACAAGATGAACAAGGTGGCGAACCTTTTCCAGGAGCATGTAATGCAACACACCCAGCTTTAACACAAGCAGTTGTAAAATTTCAAGCAAAAGCATATAAAGAATTATTCCCTACAGAAGGGCCAGTACGTACACGTTTATTAGGAACACAAAATCCAGAAAAAATGGAACAAGCAAATCGTGTTCGTCAATTTATGAATTACCAAACACAATTACAAATGCCAGAGTATGGCCCAGAACTAGATCGTTTATTATTCTATGTCGGGTTGTATGGTTCTGCATTTAAAAAAACTTATTGGGATGCAACTCTGCAAAGACCGCGTACTCAATATGTTAAAGCACAAGATTTTTATATAGACTATTATGCATCTGATTTAGAAACAGCAGAACGTTTTACACACACGTATTCAATGTCACAAAATGAAATACGTAAATATCAAATAGCAGGAATGTTTAGAGATACGGAAGTATTGGATTCACCAATGGATGGAGAATCTAATGCAGAAGAAACAGCAAATGAAGCTGTTGGTGTAACTAGACCTTCTATGCAAAAAGATCGTGTAGAAATGTTAGAGATGCATGTAAATTTAGATTTACCTGGATTTGAAGATGAGAACGGTATTGCATTACCTTACATTGTTCATATGACAGATGATAATTTAATTTTAGCTATTAGAAGAAACTGGGATCAAGAAGATCAAGCAAAGAAGAAAAAACATTTCTTTACACATTTTACAATGATTCCAGGATTAGGTTTTTACGGATATGGTTATCTACATTTAATTGGTGGATTAACTAAAACAGCTACGTCCTCTATGCGTCAATTAATTGATGCTGGTACTTTTGCAAACTTGCCAGGGGGTTTCAAGGCACACGGTCTTCGTGTACTTGCCCCTGATGAGCCTATTGCACCAGGTGAGTGGAGAGAAGTAAATAGTCCTGCGGGCGACCTTGCTAAAGCATTACAACCATTACCATTTAAAGAACCTTCACAAACTTTATTTAATTTAATGCAATATGTAGTTAATACAGCAAAAGAGTTTGCTGATTCTAGTGATCATATTGTTGACAATGCATCTAATTATGGCCCAGTCGGTACGACTATGGCATTGTTGGAACAATCATCCAAGATGTTCAGTGCTGTGCATAAACGTTTACATTCAGCCCAATCTAAAGACTTACGTATTTTAGCAAGATTAGATCATGAGTATTTACCTGACATGTACCCATATGAAGTAGCAGGAGGGGCACAACAAGTTTTTAAAGAAGATTTTAATCTTAAAAGTATTGATGTTATTCCTGTGTCAGATCCTAACATGCCTAGTGAGTCACATAGAATTGCAAAAATAAATGCGATTATGACTATAGCCCAACAACAACCTGCATCGTATAATATGGAACAGATTGGTATGGAGTTATTTCAAGCAATGGGAATTGATGAACCTGAAAGATATTTAAAAAAGAAACAACAACCTATTAGCGCTGATCCTATAACGGAAAATATGGCAGTAATGAAAGGGGCACCTTTACAAGCTAAACCTGAACAAAACCATGATGCACATTTAGTAACGCATGCTTTAATTTTACAGAATAAAACGTATCAAGGTAATCAACAAATGATGCAATTATTAACATCGCATATACAAGATCATATGGCATTAAAATACAGACAAGAAATGATGCAGATGATTCAAGATCCACAAATGCAACAAGCACTCATGGCAGGACAGCCACTACCTCCTGAAATGGAAAATCAAATAGCATTAATGGCAGCTAATGCAGCAGATCAAGTTAATCAATTAGATATAGAAAAAGAAAAAATCTTATCTGGTGAGAAAGACAAAGAAGATCCTGTTAGCAAACAAATAGAGTTACAACAAATGGAACTAGATCTTAAACGTCAAGTTCACATGGATAAGATCGCATTAGAAGAATCTAAAATGATTATAGATGATGAGAATAAAGATGAAGATCGACTGCTTAAATCTGAACAGATGAATATGAAATTTGCTGGAGATATGGCAAGAGATGCTAAAAAAACTGTAAGCGTAGCAATGAAAGGAATGGGTAAATAATGGATGACAGAAAACAAAAGAAAATGCAACCAGAGGGAAGAGCCTATGAAGCAGGATTTAAAAAAGCAGCTAAAATTAAAAAACTACCCCTTAAAGAAGAATTTAAAGCACAAGGTGGAATAAACATGATTCTCACTCCTTTTTCAAAAAAACAAAGAAAATTAGAGAAAAGTTATAGAAAAGGTTTAAGCGAAGGTGTTAAATTTAAAAAACAAGAAAACAGAAACAACAAGAGGCCATAATGACTAAAGGAACACATAAAACTAAAAGTGGTAAAACTGCTAAAAAAGGTCTGTGGTACAATATTGCACAGAAAAAGAAAAAAGGAAAGAAGATGCGGAAGAAGGGTGCTAAAGGCGCTCCAACTGAAGCAGCTATAAAACGAAGTCAATCATAAGGAGAATATAAAAATGAAAAACGCAGCAAAACCAAAAAAAGAAGGACTTACATCTAAAATAAAAAAAGGTGTTAAATTAGCATCTAATTTAACTTTACCAGGCCAAATAGTAACTGCAGGCAAAGGTATTGTACAAGCTATTAAAACAGGAAATGCAAAAGGTAAAGCAAAGAAAAAAAAGAAAATGGACAGAAACAGAGCAGCTGTACGCGATAGAGCTAAAACGAAAGGATAATATATGCCAACAGGAAAAGGAACTTACGGAAGTAAAAAAGGAAGACCACCTAAAGATAAAAAAAAGAAAAAAGTAAAAGGTAAAGTAAATAAATTAGACATGAACAAAGATGGTAAAATTACATCAGCAGATTTTGCTATGTTAAGAGGTAAAAAGAAAAAGAAGAAATAATGGCTAAGAAGACTGCAGCATGGACACGCAAAGAAGGAAAAGACCCTAAAGGCGGATTAAACGCTAAAGGGGTCAAATCCTATCGTAAAGCTAATCCTGGTTCTAAACTTAAAACTGCAGTCACAACTAAACCATCTAAATTAAAGAAAGGCTCTAAGTCTGCCAATAGACGTAAGTCATTTTGTGCTCGTATGACAGGAATGAAAAAGAAATTAACTAGTTCAAAGACGGCTAAAGATCCTAATTCTAGAATAAATAAGTCATTGCGTAAATGGAATTGTTAGAGTATAATGTCAAAGCAAAATAGAAATTACAGAAAAGAATACGACAACTATCATTCTACTGATAAACAAAAGAAAAGGCGAGCTAGCCGTAATAAAGCTAATAAGTTAAAGGGTAAAGCAGGTATGGATGTTGATCATAAGGATGGCAATCCTTTAAACAATAATCCTAGTAATCTAGTTGTAAAATCTAAGACGGCAAATAGATCATTTAAACGTACCAAAAAGGCAACCAAAGCATGAAAATAAATGATAAGACAAATGTACAGATGCCGCTTAAAACGGTTGCTAGCCTTATCACGTTGGTCGCTGTAGGAACGTGGGCGTACTTTGGTGTTATAGCTAGACTGACGCAAGTAGAAACTGAATTAGTTTTAACAAAAAAAGATTTAACAGCGGCCAATGAGTTTATTATTGGTGTCCCTAAAGGTGATATGGTTTCACCTCAAATAAATGAATTATTTATGTTGGTAGAATTTATTTCTGGTACTCAAGAAAAG